GTACCGCATAGTTGCGATAAAAAACTCACTTTCAGCAGACGCTTGCCGAATCTGCGTGTCAGTGATTGCCGAATCTATTGCCAGCCCATTGAGTGTCTGGTCGTTCGCCATGGCTTCTTCAACTTCAACTGTGATTGTGTCCAGTGTGCTTTCTGCGGTGTTTCCTTTGGCTACTGCTTCAATCACTAGGTCGAGGTTTCTCTGCTGACGGTTTTGAATACCAATCTCTAGTATCTCAACCGTTTCTGAATTGGCATAAATCAATAAGCCAGGAACGCTGCTGGTTGCGATTGGATAAGTTCTAGACTGAAAGACATTGCTTCCTGTTGTCGCTAGTCCTGTCAGAACCGTTTGGATTCTTGCTTTGATTTGCGCTCGTTTGTGCGCCATTTAAACACTCAACATGATTTGCGTCATGCCTGTCCCGTCCGGCTGAATCCCTCGAACCGTGTAGTTGACTGCGCTGATCGTCAGAGTGTCACCATGCGCTAGGCTCGAAACGTCAGCGGTTTTTGCCAGAAGTGTTGGCTCTGAGCTTTCGACTTCGCTTTCGTCCAAATCCACTGCAAGAAAGTCATTGTCAAAAATGCCTGTGAATGTGCTTGCGTCCGCCTTCGTCACGGTTGTGCCGTAGTCTGCGAGCATGGCTGTTCGATCAGCAGCAGTTTCAACGCTCATTTGGCTTTTGGTTTTCGTGCTGTTTTTGTGGTTCGCGTGGTCACTGGTGGCGCTTCTGCCTCGTCCAAGCCTTTGGCCCGATTCTCATAGACAACCGCTTTGCCCATGCCGATCAGTTGATTTGCTTCTTTTGGGTCAACGCTAATCACCTGCCCAACCCGAACAGGTCCACCGTTTGCCACCGTGCCTCTGATAATCTGAATCTTCATTGAAATATTCTCTGAAGTCGTTCGTTGTATGTCACGATTCGCCCAGGATTTTGCAATTGGTCCCGTGCTTCAATCCACTTGCCTTGTTGGTCTTCCTGAACTCTTGTTGGCTTTTTGTCTAAATCCCACTGATGCCAGTAGCGCCTTGGTCCGGTGTAGAAATCGACACCGCAAACATGAATTTCTGAGTAGCCCAAATAATCTGCTGTCCAAAGAGCTTCTGGTCCGCTGAGTCGTATGAATGGGACAATTCCGCCATGAATATCGTGTTGTCTTAAATTCTTTGGGTCATGGTGAATAATGCTCGGTGAATCGTACTCTTTAAGGTGCGCTACCATTCGGACGTCATGCGCGTAACACCAAGCCAACTCGCCAAGAAAAAGTAAGCCGTGATTATTAACACTCGCTAAGTCGTAAGCTTTGGAACCTATCTGCGCCTTGGCTTTCGCTAGGTCTGAAGGCGCAGAAGGTCCACCACACAAGAGAATACAAGGTCGAGCAGCACCCCAACCTTGTAACTCATCTAGCTGATACACTTACGCAACAGTGACGTCCTGCGCGGCTGCGAAGGATTCAGCGTGAGCAACGGCAATATCGCAATCTTGATAAAAATACAGATTGGTCGTTGCTGTTCCTGCTGAACCGTATGGGTCAACCAGTACGTCGAGTGCTGAGAAGAAGCCCACGTAAAGGTCAGCAAAGTTCCCGAAAATCAGCGAGTAAGGCGAGGAACTTGGTGCTTGGGTTGTCTGAACAACCGGATAACCCATCATGCTGTCAGGCCCAGACATAATCATTCTGGAATCCGTTGACGCTGCCACCAAGGTCTGCATCAGCTTCCCAACTACTGCCGGATGTGTTACCCATCGCAGGTTGCCAAGCAGAGCGTTGTCTTGAGAAACTTCAGTCATGATGTCTACTACGTTTCCGTAGGTCAGATTGGCGTTGCCACTGGTTCCACCGGAAGAAACGTCACCGATTCCAGCAGTGCCTAGAATTCCGGTTGGCTCGTTTGATCCGCCACCTTTGAGAGCAACGTTGTCAATTTTGGCTGCGAAGATTCGAACCATGTTGTTGCGAATTAACTGCTCTACGCTTGGGTCAGACTGAATCATCAACTCGCGAGTCACGGCAACCTTGTTTGCCAAAAGCTTTGGGGTCATCGTCACTTGAGCAAAGTCAGGCTCAGAATTGCCCACGCTCCCACCTTCAGCAATGAAAGCCGCTGCGGTGCTGGTGCTGATTTTTGGAATTGCCACGTTGCCTTGCAAACCGTTCAGAACCGTTGCGCCTACTTGTCCAAGAATGCTGGTTGAAATCAGTGCATCAATGAATCGGTCACCTCGGTAGTCTTCCGGCACAATGTTTGAGCCTGCGCCAAAGGTCGCTCCGGCTGCGGTTGATACCGTTCGAGTCTGCCAGCCAAAGTCAGGAACAAAGAAGCCTTTTGGTTGTCTGCTCTGCTTCTTTGCCAGTTCCTTGCTGACTTCCAATTCAAATCCGGCCTTGCTCCAATCCTTTGCATCTGCGGCTTGAATCGCTCGCACCAAGCTGTAGTTGCGCTTTTCTTTCGGTGTGGCGTCAACGCTGAAGTCGATTGGCTTGGAAGTCTTCTTCTCCAAAAGCATGGCTTGGAATTCAGCTAGGCTTTTCTCTTCCTGAAGTGCGCGAAAGGCTAGGTCATATTCGTTGTGCCGCTTACCAAGTTCCAGAATCTGAGAAGCTTGGTTGCGGTACTCTTTCAGTTGGTCTTCTGGTTGCCGTGTTTTTACCGGCTCTTGAACTACTTCTGCGCTCATTGTTTTCTCCTGAATTGCAGAATTGTCATTACCGGAAATTTCCGGCTTGGATCTGCCTACTCCAACACTGGAGTCAGCAGGAATGGAAACCATGCTCACTTCGAGCGGTTTAAACATATTGACTCTGTAGAGAGGCTTGTCTTTATAGCCGTGCTCGTCTTTCGTCATTCCTTGAATTTGGTATCCGATTGAGACGTTGCCACGAATGCCATCGACTACGTCACGATAAACTTCTTCAGCAAGTGCGCTCTTTGAGAACCGGACTTGCGCTCTGAGTTTGTCCTTGTCCATGTATGCACGTTCAACCACTCCAATTTGTTGCCTTGCGTCATGGTCTAAAAGAAGTGGCGCTTTGCCTGAAGACATGAATTCCATGTCAACGCTTCCGGCATTGTGTTCCAGCACCTCGTAACCAAATTCTCTTTCAACCGGATTCGTTGACGAAATGCTCATCATCACTCGACGGTCAGACTCGTCATCCATCATCCGAACGCTTCCGGTGCGGTATTGCGTTTGAACTGGTAAGTCTCGCTTTTCAACTTGTTCAACTTCTCGCTCTTCCGGCTCTTCTGCGACTTCTTGAGCCTTGGCAAACGCCACAATGTATTCGTCGTCAGTCTCTTCGACGTCAATTACGTGTCGCTCGGTCATGCTTGTTAGGTCCATTCTGCCTTTTGTGCTGAGTGGGTGCTTTTCTGGCAGCAAATCCGTATCGTGCTTGCCGCTTCTGAATTTGAGATTTCGTAAAACGTAGAGGAATGAATTGACTCTCGCGTAAGCCCATTGTTCAGGACTTTTGACGCTGGGCCGAACAGAAGCTGGATTGGTCTTGTAGGCTCCAACGCCTCTTCTAAAAACTGTCCCAAGTGTTCTGGCGTTTGTGCGTTTCCTTGCGTCATTCCCAACTTTTTCGTTGTGTTCGTCCGCTTTGTTTTTCAGTCCTTCTTGAACTGCTCCGGTTAGTGGTTCTGCTCGTTCTTGTTTTTCTGCTGAGTTGACGATTTTCTCACTCCAACTTTTGCCAGCATCTCCACCCCACAAAGCCCAGGCGATTCTGCCGTTTGAAGGATAACCTTTTTCGCCTGGTCTGAATCCTTCGGCTTTTTTGTCTACTTCATGCCTCGCAAAAAAGGATTTCATTCTCTTGACGGTTGCCAACGGTAAACTCTTTCCGTTGCTGATGTCTCTGGCTCTGGCGATTCCGACACTGGTTCCGCCTCTGCCAAATTCTCGTCTCCAATCCAGGCCACGGTTTGCCTCGGCAATCATGCCCTCGGTTGGCTTGTGGTTTTCCGCCACTATTCAACCTCTGGCTCAACAGGACCATGAGGCGAACCCAAAGGTTCAAAGGCTAAAGTGATTCCGTAGCGTTCCGCCATTGCCTTGTCGTTCTGCATTTGCTGGAAGACTTCTTCGACGTCACGCCCATACTGACGAGCAACGTCATTGAGGCTTTTGAATCCGTTTCTAACTGCTTCGACTTCTGCTCTGATCTCTTTTGCTGGATCAACCCAAGAAAAGCCTCTGCCTCGGAATTCCAAGGTGTTGGAAAACTTGTCGTAGCGAGTGATTGGGATTGGAATGCTGCCGCTTGTCATTGCCATTTTTAGCCACTCTTGACAGATTGGCTCGCACAAGTGCTGAATCAAAAAGCTTTGAATCTGACGGTACAAGTCACGCTCTTCTAGCGCACCTTGCCGAATCGACGAATACGAAACGCCTTCAAGGTTGTTACTCAGGCTGGTGTAAGAAATGCCAAGTCCACTGGCAATGCCTCGAAGAATGCCTTTGTGAAATTCGGCATATGCTGAAGTGGGATGCGAAGGATTCCACTCTTGAAACTGCATTCCAGCCGGAAGCTGTTGAATACTTCCAGGCTCGCCTGACATGATTTGATTGCCGTCTGCGCTTTCGTCACCAATGAAACCTTCACCATCAGGACTGACTAAAAAGCCCATCTTTGCGGCACTGGTTCGAGCAGCAATCAGTTCTGCTTCTTCATAACCTGAGAGAATCCGCATTCGAGACATGGCTGACGCAAACCAAGTAACGCCTCTTGTCTGTTGCGCTCGGTCAGGCAAATAAATGTGCAGAATGTCTTCAGCCGGAACTCTTGTCCTTTTGTCGCTTCTTCGTTGTCCAAAGGTGTCGAACGGATGGCCTTGACCAAGCTTGAGATAGTATGCTTGCGGTGCGTCGAACTCGTCGAGTTCCACACCCATGACCACTCTTCTGCCTTTTGGCTCAGTCGTAAAGTATTCTTCGTCGAGGTAATCCGGCTCTAGCACCTGAAGTGCGAGTCCATCACGCCAACGTTTGCCACGAACAAAACGAATCAGGATTTCACCGTCTCGACAAAGACCTTGAATGACCAATCGCTGAATATCTAGCCAAGACTGACGCTGATTGGCGGAACAGGATTTACCCCAGCGTCGAAAGGCTCTTTCAATGATTTCATTTCCGGCTGCGTCAAGTTGCCCGACATTCGGCTCATTGAGATTTCTGGCGCGAGACTGAAGCGTGAAGCCATGCTCGCCAACTACGTTAGAACTCATCAGTTGCAGGTAACGTCTTGCGTAGTCATCATTGCGGCAAAGTTCTCTAGCTCTGTCTCGTAGACGTCTAAGCGAATACTGAAGTTCTGCGTCTGAGCTGGTCGTTGAGCCGACAAAATCCGCCAGGAATCTTGAACCAGCCGCTCCGTCATATCGACGTTTCTTGTGCTTTGGACTTGGGTTTTCAGGTGCTGGCCTATGGACTCTATCGGTGAGCCACCACATTGCTTCAGCGATCATCCTGCTCTCCGAAACTCAACCTTCACCAGATTGCCAGGACGTTTGCCTGCTCTTGCTCTAGCTTGCTGATTTTCTTTAGTAACCTCTTGTCTGTAGTAGTCGCGCCACTTCATTAAATCGGTGATTGAAAGCTTGGTCAGTGAGCGGTTACCAATTGAGTATTCTTCAACGTCATTGTCCGCTCGGCCTTCGAGAAGAGATTGAATCTTCTCAAGCATGATTTCAGCGTGAGTTCTGGGATCGTGGTTAACGTCATAGTCATAAAAAATTTCCCAGTGTCCTTCTAAGACTTTGATTTTTTCTGAATCAGAGGTGCGAGTTATCCAAGCCTGCCAGTGAACGTGGCCTTGTGGGTAGGTTTGTGTGGTGCTGGAAGAGACTTCGATGAAGTAGGTGCTGTCTGCTTCTGTGGCCTGAATCTTAAACTCAGTTGAAGAGCCACCATGTGAGCGAGCGATATATTCTAGGGAATACGAATCTGGCGGATAATCAGAAGCGAGATCGTCCTTGCGCCAAAGCCAGCGT